ATTCTGACAGAATACTAGTAATGATGATTGAGCTGCTACAATTTTAATAATACGACTTACTTCTGGTATCTGTATAGTACCTCCATCTGATGCTATTAAGTCATTAATACCTGGATCTGTAGGATCTGCTTCTTGATAACATTTTTCAAAGTCATCTGGAGATCTAACTACTCGTGAAAAGAAAATATAATTATTATAGTTAGGAGATCTAGCATCAGGTTCTTCTATATCTGATTTAACACCTGAATAAAATAATCGTTGAGCATAAGCAGCTATTGTTGTAAGTCTTCCTTTTTCTTTATCAGTAGGAAGATCAACAATTTTAGCATCATCTACTACATCTAGTCTTGATTGTCCTCTATCAAAAGCATCAATAATAAAAGAACCTCTAGCTACTTGGTATCGAGATTGTGAGTTCTTTTTAAGAATATTAGGATCATATTTTTCATAATCACCTGAAGTAGGGTTAGAGTTTTTACCTAATGAATATACATCAGCATTAGATGGAAAAACATTTAGTACAGCACCTGTTCTATCAATAGCATCCCCACCACCTACAACTTCAATAGTTTTATTCCAACCTTGATTACGTAAATTATATCTATGTTCTTCTGATGTATCAGTAGCAGTAATTGCTCTTACATATTGTAAAGTAAATGTACCATTAGCAATTGTACCTGATGTATGTGTAGGAGCTGTAGTTCCCATAACAGCTACAGCAGGATCAGAACTTCCTCCTCCAGAAATTACATTTGTAAATACATTACCTAAACTATTTGTATATCTATTTGAAGAGTTATTACCTATAGTAGTACCTGTAATTTTATAAACATTACTACCATAATAAACCTCATCACCTTTTTGAAAATCAGCAGAAGAGGCTAACCATGGTTTCATAGTCGCTACACCACCATAGTCAGGTCTTACATCAGGATCATATCCATCCCAAACTCCTACTAAATCTCTAATTTTAAGTTTAATTGTTGATACCGTTATACTTTTAGTATCAGTATTATAAGTAAATACTGTAGGAGATTCTAAATCTTGTGATACAATAATTAATTGATTATTAAGATTAGCAAATTGAACATCACTAGTTGTTAAATTACTAATTGTAATACTAGTATTATTATTAAGAATATTACTACTAGGATTAGATGTTAATAAATCTATAAACCAAAATTTATTATAAATTCTAATAACACCAATAGATAAACTACTATCACCTGATGGTGAATTCCATCTATAAAATGCTGATCGACCTTCTGCAAGTTGAGCTTCAGTTAAACCTGTAGTAATTTTAGAGTAAAGATTTTCATAATCAATACCTAAACGTCTTTCTAACGAGCCATCTCGTTTAAGTACAAAGTTTTCCCCATCAACTAGGGCTCCTTCAGGAAAGGTTAGTTCACTAGCTTCAGTAACTAAACCTTTAACAAAGGAGTTAAAAGTCTTTTCAGCTTTCTTTGCCATTATTCCTCTTCTTTAGAGACTGTTTCTGTTTTCTTTTTAGGAGTTTCTTTTTCAGTATTAATGTAGTTAAATACTGCAGTATCTACCATAGAGATAGATGTGTATGCACCAGATAAAGATGCAGGTACTTCACCACCTCCTTCAAATCGAAGTTTATAGTGAGCTGTGTTAGGTTCAATAAAAGCTTGTAACTCTTTAACACCTTTAGTTTTATATGATCTTACTACTTTTGGTTCCATTATCTATTCCTTGTTGGTCTTTTTAATAAGCCTTGAGCATTCTTCATAGCTTGTTTAGCTAATGAAGTATCGCCTTTTATTTTCTTTTTACCTTCATTTAAATCACCTGCTTTAGGTGTATCTGTTTTTTTAGTATATGAAGGAGTAGTAGTATTTCTAGGTGTACTATCATATACTGGATAATCAGTACCTGCTTCAGTAGCTCTATAAGTTTTAATCTTAGTCACTTTAGCTTGGGGTTGAGCTTTATTTTTGTATTGATCTGATTGTGAAGGTCTATTAATTTGATTCATATTAGGACCTTTATCAGTAGATACAGGTCTTTGATCTTGTGTACCAGGCACAAAAGTTTTTTTCTTTTGAGCTTGTCTTTGCTTTTCTACTTTAGCTTTTTGAGATTTAGTATTAGTAGATTGCTTTTTAATTTTTTTAGTAAAATAACCTTCAGGTCCAAATAGTCTAGTGTCAACCATGATTAATATCCTTGTTTTTTAGGTTTACCCATCTTTTTCATAGGTTTCTTTTTAGCCATAGCTTTTTTAGTAGGAGCTTTAGGCATTGGTTTTTTCTTCATATCTTTCATTTTTTTCTTTCCTCCGTATTGTTCTTTGTGAATAAAAGCTTTTGTATTACTAGTCGATTGCATTAGTAATTAGGTCCTTTCTTAACTCTAACTGATCTACCATAGTTAGGATACTCAATACCATTCTTAAGTCTCCAAGCATCTTGACTCATCCTACGTTTCTGTGAGTTAGATACTTGTTCTGCTTTAGCATTAGGCATTTGTTTAAGAGTAACAAAAGCTGTTGACTTAGCTTCTGCAAGAAGATAACTAAACATTTGTACAGGTAAGTCAGGTGTAAAAGAATCAGTAATAGAAAAAACTACTGAACGTTTACCATGGCATTGTGTTTTACTATTAGTTAAAGTACTGTCTACTACTGAGTCATGTGAATCAAATACTAAGTATTCATCATCAAATGATGTAAAGTACTCAGGTGCTTTATCATTCTTAACATTAATAGAGATACCAGTTGTATCTGATACTACTGTTACATTAGATTTAGAACTATCTCTAGTATCTACAATTTCCATAAAGTCTTCTGGATTAAGATATTTAACTTTTAAATACTTATCTTTAGTATCTGTAGACGTGCGAGTGTTATACTTAATATATTTAAGATCAATAATATTTTCAGGAAGCTTCATATGAGTAGGTCTATTAGAATCACCACTGCTATCTAATTGGAATAACTCATAAAGAAAGTCATAGTCTCTACCATCTATAATATTATAGTAAGTAGTTTTAATTATTTGTGCTACTTGTAATGACTCTACACTGTCGTTAATAGAGTTGACTTCATCTGAATCCATATCAGATAATATATCTTGTGTCATTTCAAGTAGTGTCATTTTAGCCATAGTTTAATCCTAGTCTAAGAATAGAGCTTGTAGCCCTGTTTCTAATGGAGTAAATGTAGTACCTGAAGAGGTACCATCTCCTGCTGCTTGTATAGTTAATGTTTGATTAGCTGTAGCAGATACTAAACCTGTAGCAGATATTTCAATAATATCTACACCATTAGTAGGTTTAGTTACATAAACAGTTCGAGGACTTGTTACACCATCTACTGCAAATTTAAATTTATATTGAGATCCTGATGCAATACTTGCTGTACTAAATGTCATCCAAAAAGATATATAGTAATGACCTGCATATAATAAATCTATTTCACCATTAGCAGGATCTACAGTTAAGTGATCTTCATTACCTGAGGCTGTCCATTCGCCTGATGGATTTAATAAACTATATGCTGAGGCTGCTGCTAGTGTATGCGTTGTAGCACCACTTGTTATATAGATTTCTGCATGAGCTTTACCTGGAGCATATTTCCATTCACCTGAGGATGCACCATCTGATACATAAACTTTGCCTGCAGTGGCTGCAGCTATACCCTTAGGTTCATGTATGTCTGGATCTGTAATTGCGTTGTGTTGTACTGTCATTTGTTTATCCTAAATAAAATAGGAGGGGACCTAAGTCCCCTTACCTATTAGTCTTTGTCGTACACGTATTCAACTACGATACGAGCTTTACCTGCTGTGAGGTCATCAACAGATGGAGTAACAACTAGTTCTCCATTGTTAGCACCAATTGATTTACCAATTAATGCACCTGCACCTGTAACTACGTTACCTTCAGTTCCAATAGCAGTTTGTGTAGCTTCATCAGCTTCAATCAAACCATCATTGTCAATTTCAGTACCATTAGCTTGCTGTAAACCAACAGTTAGGTCAGTTGTTGTAGATGTAGATGTAAATGCTTGGTCTACATATAAAACAGCAGAAACAATAGAAGCTCCTGCAGGAACTACAAAACCTAAACCATCTGTTGCAGCATCAGGTAGATCGTCATATGAGAATTCCCATTGAGCTCTTTTAACGATACCAGTGCCTTTAGAAGCAGCACCGTATTTTCCGTTAGTCTCTCTAGGACCATAGTGGTTTAGTACACCTAAACCTGTATTACTTTCGTAACCCATAATAGTCTCCTTAGTAATTAGATGGATGAGTTAAAATTACACCCAATGTGTCAACACGTTGAGCACCTAGACCGAAGCGTGAAGTAACTTGGAACTTGTCTGCACGTTCTTCGTTGTCTCTCCATCCTTCTGTTTGTGGAGCACGTCTCCATGCATGCATAATTGGCTTACATGTATCGTCAGCCACACACATAAAGATGTTTGCTTTGTCACCAACAGCAGCAGTTTCTGATGTTAAGCCGTAGCCTGATGCATCAATTGCTTCTGTAGCTGTTAATGATGGTAAAAAGTTAGAAGTATAAACGTCCCAACCAAAGATGTTTCTTACGAATTTATGGTCACGAGCAAAACCTTCTGTTACCATACCTTCAAACATTGGGTTGTTAGATACGTTAACTAAGTTTTGTAAGCTATTTAGTGTAGCTTCAACAACTGGATCAACGATAGCAATACGACCACCTGCAGGTACATTAGCTTTATCAAATGCTAATTTCATAGAAATAAAGTCATTTAATGTAAGTGTACGTGCATTAGAAGCAGCAGAGCCTACCCATCTGTGAGGTCTACCATTAACTAAGTTTAAACCTGCTGCAGTTTGAGCTGCGTTAGCAACGTTTAAGAATTTAGTTTCGTGGTTTTCACCAAGAGCACGTGTAGATTCTTGAGCTCTCATCGCCATTAATGTGTCGATTTGAGAACCATCTTCACGTAAGTCATCAGTAACTTTCCATGCATCACCAACATAGTCAGTAATAGAAAGTGAGATTGTACCTGTGTCAATAGGTGAGAATGTTAAAGGTGTATCTTCAGCAGCATCTTGAATTGTTACAGAACCGACTGTCTTAATGTTTAAAGTTGTACCTGAACCGAAGTCTGTTACATCTCTCCACATACCTTCTGGTAGTAGATAGTCGTGTAAGTTTTCAAGGATAAACTGAGAATACTGTTGCGATTCGATAAACGCATTTGTATTTACTGTTGTTTGAGCCATTATAAGCCCTCCTTAAATTAAGATTGTTTAACTTTCTCGCCTGCAGCTCTCCATGCATTTACCAAATCTTTTGTAGAAGCTCCTTTCGGAACTTTAGCAGAGATTTCTGCTTTAGGTTTGTTAGCTGCTAGTGCTTCAGTATTAACAGAACCAGAAGGTCTAGTCACAGAATTCTGTACACTAGGTTCTAGATCAGCTAGTCTTAACACTAAGTTAGGAGATGTAGCAGCGAGCTCATTTAGTTTTGTTGGAGTAAGATTTAAATCTTTAGCTAAACTATTATAAACAGCTTCAGCATTGGATCCATATTTCTCAGAAAACTTAGAAGCTACCTGAGAAGCATTTGCTTTTGCAAGTTGTTTCTGTTCGTTTTGCTTAAGAGTATTATTAACTAACTCCATCACAGTATCTTGGTTCAGTCCAACCTCCTGAGTGGTATTCTCTACAGGTTTGACTCCAGACTTTATTTCATCTAGAAGCTCTTGTGTAGTTTTACGCTTAGATAATTCTGTCTTTAACTCAGCTAACTCAGACTCTAAAGTCTGAATATGATTCTGAGCATGAGGAACAGATTTCAAAGCTTCCTCTGCATTAGAGTACTTCTTACCTTCACCTACCAAATCTTGAGCTTCTGTCGGAATCTCAAATGGTTTAGCTTGGGTATCTTGTTGTTGAGCCTCTTGGGTAGTTGGTTCAACAGATT